AGGTGTTCCTGCCGCTCCTGGCACTACACCGGCGGCTGATCCTGGCACTGCACCTGCCCCAACTGGAGGAGCACCTGCTCCAACTGGAGATACTGGAAGACCATACGTAGCGCCTGCTCCAACTGGAGGAGCACCTGCACCTGCTGCTGATCCTGGAGCAATAGGTAGTATTATGCAAGCTGTTGATAAATTAGATCCTGCAAGTAAAAAACAATTAGCAGGCGAATTAGAAAAGAATATTAATACTCCTGCTCAGTGGCCAGCAGGGCTTCCTAAATTTAATTCAGTTACTGGACAAAAATTTGCAAGCCCTGAAGAAGCAGAACAAGTAACTAATTCTCCTGAGTTTAAACAACAAGAGGCAGACGTTGCCGCTGGCAAAGATCCAGCAGGCACACCTCCTCCAGCACCTGGAGCAACTCCTCCAGTAGACACACCAACTCCTCCAGCACCTGGAGCACCTCCTCCAGCACCTGGAGCAACTCCTCCAGTAGGCACACCAACTCCTCCAGCACCTGGAGCAACTCCTCCAGCAGATAGTAAAATGACTGCCGCACAACAAGCCGCTTTAAAAGCTAAACTACAAGGTCAGCGTCAAGCAGGTAAGACCACAGCTACACAAACAGGGTCAGGATTTAAAGACTATGTGGGTGGAAGTCAAAATAAGTTAGTTACAAATCCAGACGGTAGTACTTCAATGCAGAAGTTACAACGTGAAAGCGTTGAATTCCGTAGTAACTTTCTAGGAATGATGATTTAAAAGAACGGCAAGCCTGAATCTTTGGTCATCTTTAAGTTTTCTTCAATTAACTCACCAATGATTATTCGATCATCCATGGTCAGCATGAACGCTTCTGATATAGATATACCTCCACGCATATACCAACACAATTTAAAAAGTTCTTCTCTTAAGGCTTTTGTATCTTTTTCATATTCCTTAACAACACGATCAATACCAGTGTTGTCGAGATACAAAAGCCTTATGCGAAAAAAGTTGCAGGATCGAATACCATTGGTACTTCAACAGTTTCACCTGTAAATCCTTTTTCACGCATTTCATCAGTTATAGTAACCGTTACTGGCTTAATAGTGTTAAGTTCTCTTAAACGATCTAAGTGCTCTTGAATCTTATTAAAGATATCCTTGTCAACGTTTTCAATAAACTCGCTGATAAATTTTGGATTGTCTGTGCTACCTTCGCTAGAATCAATTCTAATAATACTACTTCTAACCATACCTAGTGTAATATCAGTTAGCTTACTAAAACTTTCTTTAAACAGCTTTAACTTTTCAGCTTCTTCAAGTTTATCGTTGTTGACTACCTGCATGATCTTTTGAGTTTCAAAAGTTTTTAAGGCGCTTTCACTGATCTGTTTGTAGGTCATGGGACGTACAAACACAGTTAGGTCATCACTGACTTGTACAACAGGATCCCAAGTTATGGTATTGAGTAAATCGTCCATGACATTTCTAAGGTCAACTGTATATTCCATTTCAATGTCATCACCGAATGTAATTGGAGTTGTCATCTTTTCACCGTAGGTTGCAAGTCTAATAGCAATTAACGCAACATCTAAATCAATACTAGGCATTGGCCAAGCATTTTTAATATTCGGAATACAGTGTTGGATAACATCAACTACAGCTTGCCCACTCATAACAGCATCCGGAACTTTTAATAGCAATTCATCTTTGGCAGTCATAGAGTAAACTGGATATTCTCCAGTTTCTGTTGGGATAAGAGAGCCTGCAGGCCAATACTCACCGTTGCTGGGCAATCTAATATAGATTTTTGGTTGCCTCATAAACGAAGCTAATGGATTAGGTTGTTGCATTGATGGGACGTTGGCTACCATGGTTTGTATCTCCGATAAATAAATGATGCTAAATGAATACAATATTTATCTACGCAGATAACCACTGAGAAACAATGGCAGACGTCACCGGATCGATAGGCAATGAATATGTAGAACTGAATAATGCAGCCACGGAGGTTACATTAAAACAACTGTTGGCGGCTGTTCAGAAGCAAGGAGGAAGCGCAGGTGCCGTAGGGTCAACTGCTGGAGCCGCTGGTGTTAACGCAGCCGCCGTAGAAGCGGCAAAAGCTTCTACTAAAGCTCAAAACGAACTTGCTGAAAAAGCAATAAATCTTAAAAAGACATTCTCTGCTCTAGCAGAGGGTATGATGGAGTTGGGCGGCAAGCTACTTCAAGGCACTGACAAGAGCAGTGATTTATTTTCCGCCTTTGAAAGACTACCTGGAGTTGCTGGAATGGTTGCCAGCGGATTTGCAAAGGTAGCAAGATTCCAAGAAGAAAACTTAGGGGCTTATCAAAAGATTACAGATGCTGGAGTTAGCTTTGGTGGAAGCCTAACTGACATGAGAACAGCGGCGGCAAGTACGTATATGACTTTGGAGCAGTTCTCAGGTTTAATGAAACGTAATAGTGAAACATTTGCCAAGTTAGGCGGTACAGTTGATCAAGGTGCCAGGGCATTTGTTGGATTAAGTAACTCATTGATGAAGAGTGAAACTGGTGACCAATTAAGAGCATTGGGATTTACGACTGATCAAGTTAACGAGGGACTTGCAGGATACTTGGCAGTCACTGGAGGACGTAACCAAAAAGAAATGCAGAACACTGCGGCAATGACCAAAGGCGCAGGAGAATATCTAACACAATTAGATGCACTGGCAGCTATTACGGGTAAGAGTAGAGAAGAACAAGAAAAAGCATTAAAAGAAGCAAGTGCTAATTCAGCGTATGAAGCAATGATGCAAGGCTTAGATGAAGAAGGCAAGAAAAAAGCAACAATTGCAATGCAAAATGCATTAGCAACAGGTGGTAAGGCAGGTGCTGATTTATTAAAATCTCAAATGTTGGGATTGCCGCCAATGACTGAAGCTGCACAAAAATTGCAAGCTATGGGTCCTAGTGTAGCCGCTGGTATTAAACAAATGGGTGATGCTGTTACTGACACTAGTAAGTCTATGAAAGACGTTGAAAAAGGTCGTGCTGCTGCTCAAGTTGGTGCTAGTAAAGATGCAGAAAGATTAGGAAAAAGCACGTTAGCGGCAATGTCATTTATGTCAGGCCCTGATGCTCAAACTGCACAAGCTCTTCAAAGAGCAGATAACGTAAACAAACAACAAGGTATTAAAACACAACAAGATGCTGAAAATCAAATGAAGACAATTGCAGCAGAACAAAAGAAACGTAAAGAATCTGAAGCTGCTGATGCGGTACTGGCACAAAAAGCCATGCAAGAATTAGGTCAAACAATACTAAGTGCATTGTTGCCTATTATTAAAATATTAACTCCCGTAATTAATGTATTTGCTCAAGTAATTACAATCATAGCTAAACAATTTGAAAAGTTAAACGGGTGGGTTCAACTTCTAGTTTTAGGAGTTGTAGCAGTTGTTGCAGCCTTTAAACTAATGGCAGCCCAAGCCGCCGCAAAGAGTGCCGCCGACGCTCTCAGTGGCGGAGGTGGAGGGGGTGGCGGAGGTGGTAAGACTGGTGGCGGCCTAAAAGGTGCAATGGGCTCGGCTTCTAAATTTGCTAAACTTGGAGGAGCTGCTGGCGCAATGATAGGTGGTGTAAGTTTATACAACAGCTTTGGCGACATCAACGATAAAGTTAAAGCTGGCAAAATGTCAGAAGAGGAAGCATCGAGAGAAAAAACAGGAGCAGTTGGAGAAGTTGGTGGTGGCATGGCTGGCGGCATTGCAGGTGCGGCAGCCGGAGCAGCGATTGGATCAGTTGTTCCTGTTATTGGAACGTTAATTGGTGGTTTAATTGGTGGCGCTCTAGGATCTTATGGTGGCAGTTCTTTGGGCAAATCTGCTGCCGATGCACTAACAGGACAGAAAAAAGCCGCAGACGGATTAATGGTAAACACTCCAACCAGTATCCTAGCTGGAGAAGCAGGTCCGGAGATTGTAGCGCCTACTAGACACTTTGAAAATTTACAGAACGAGCTACAGACGTTAAATAAACAAACAGCAGAGATGCTAAGGTACCTCAAAGAAACCGCAGAGTATACTAGAAACAGCAATGATTCTATTAAGAATCTAGGTGGGGACCTTTTTAAATTTTAAATTATGGCTTGGAAAAAATATTTTACTTTAGTTGATACATCGGGACAAATGAGTCCTGTCAACGGTTCTGTTAACTCAGACAGCCGTGCTAATCCTACGCATAGAAATTATTCAAGCTATTTGCCAGATGTATATTCTGGACACCCAAATCGTTTAGAGCGTTATGGTCAGTACGATACCATGGACAGCGACAGTGAAGTCAATGCTGCACTAGATATTCTTGCAGAATTCTGCAGTCAAACTAATGAAGACAGTGGTACTCCGTTCCGTATATTTTTCAAAGAACAAGCCACAGGCACTGAAACTAAGATTATTAAAAAGTTCATGCAACAGTGGACTAAACTTAATAAATTCGACAAACGTATTTTTAAAGTAGTTCGCAATGTATTCAAATACGGTGATGCATTCTTTGTTCGTGATCCAGAAACACAAGCATGGATGTTTGTTGATTCACAGAAAGTTGATCGCATTATTGTTAACGAAAGTGAAGGTAAGAAACCTGAACAATATGTTATTCGTGACTTTAACCCTAATTTAGAAACTCTGGCTACAACTGCCATCAGTCCTAGCAATGTCACAGGTGGTGGCAGTCAATATGCCAGTAGCTACGCTGCCGGACAAGGCGGCGCAGGCGGATCACGTGGAATGACTGGTGCGTTCCCTACAAACTTAAATGGAAATAGATTTTCTAAAACAGAAAATCAATATAACATCGATGCTAAACACGTTATACACCTAAGTTTAAGTGAAGGTCTTGACAATAATTTTCCTTTTGGAACAAGTCTTTTAGAAAGTATTTTCAAAGTTTACAAGCAAAAAGAATTGCTTGAAGACGCTATTATTATATATCGTATACAACGAGCACCAGAACGCCGTGTATTCTATATCGACGTAGGTAACATGCCCAGCCACTTAGCTATGAGCTTTGTTGAACGAGTTAAGAACGAAGTAAACCAACGAAGAATTCCAAGTGTAACAGGTGGTGGACAGACTGTTGTTGATGCAGGTTACAACCCGTTATCAATCAACGAAGATTACTTTTTCCCACAGACAGCAGAAGGTCGTGGTAGTAAAGTTGAAGTTCTGCCAGGCGGTACTAATCTAGGAGAAATTGATGATCTTAAATATTTTACTAATAAGCTGTTTAGGGCTCTACGCATTCCTAGCAGTTATCTACCTACTGGTCCCGATGACGGAGGATCTAACTTCAATGATGGTCGAGTTGGAACAGCCTACATCCAAGAACTACGATTTAACAAGTACTGCGAACGACTACAAAGTCTAATGAATGATGTGTTTGATACAGAGTTTAAACTGTATCTACATAACAAAGGCATTAATGTTGACAGCAACATATTTGATGTTAAGTTTAATCCTCCACAGAATTTTGCCGCTTTCCGTCAAACAGAAATGGACACTGCTCGTGTAACTACATACACAACAGTAGCAGCCGTTCCGTTTATCAGCAAACGTTTTGCATTAAAACGCTTCTTAGGTCTAACACAAGAAGAGATTGTAGAAAACGAAACTATGTGGAAAGAAGAAAATGTCGATGATGACACCCAATTACCAGCAAATGCTGAACTACGTTCAGTGGGTATCACAGCAAACGGTATGGGCGCAGACATGAGTTCGTTGTCGGGTGCTACATCTGCACCTCCTCCAGAAGGTGAACCAGGAGCAGAAGCAGCTCCGGCCGCTCCAGGAACTGCTCCTCCAGCATAAATATTACTATGTTTTTAAGAGAATTCATTTACTTTGATAAAAATCAGGCAAACATGACTGATGATAATCGCTATAATTCGGACAACGATACCAGCGTTTTAAAGTCCAGTGACCTTAGAAAAACACGTTTAACACTTCGTATGTTGAACGACCTACGTAAAGCAGGTGACGCTAGAGAATCCGAAAAGAAGGAAGAACTAGCATTAGTTAGAAAGATGTACGCAACGCCTCCTCCGGAAGCAATGCCCGCATAATATGGTAGTTTAATATTTTTCGTCTAGAATTTAAATATTTTAGACAAAAACTTATTAAATTTAACCTTCTTCGGTCAAAAACAGTCGCTTTTTGGCCTATTTCCAACACGTTTATATAATAGTGTTTAAATAACAACACAGCCTTGCCGCGAAACTAATTAAGGAGAAACCCGCAATGTCTACAAAGTTTGAACAACTATTAGACTTGATCGTCAATGAAGAAATGGATAAAGCCAATGAGCTATTCCATGAAATCGTTGTTGAGAAGTCAAGAGATATCTATGAGAATTTAATTGCTGAAGAAGCAGAAGAAGAAGAAATGGAAGAAGCTGCCGACGAAGAAGCTGAGGAATCAGTTGACGAAGCCGCAGAAGATGACGAAGAAGAAATGGAAGAAAGTGCTGACGAAGAAGCAGACGAATCCGTTGACCTAGAAGACAGCTACAGCATGGAAGCTGACGACGAAGCCGGTGCTATGGGCGGTGACGCTACAGACAAATTCGGCGCAGACGTAGGTGCTATGGACGATGAAGAAGGTGGTGAAGCCGGTGAAGACGCAGCTATTTTTGACATCAAGAACGCTATTGAAGAATTAGAAGCAGCCTTTGCTAAACTAGAACAAGCACAAGGTGGTGAAGAGCCAGCTGGTGAGTTCGGTGACGAAGAAGGTGAAGAAGATGACATGGAAATGATGGGTCAACCAGCATTTGAAGGTCGTCGTATGACACGTGAGTACACTGAGAAAGTTGGTAACGATTGGGACAAGAACAGCATGAAAGGTCAAGGACAGTACGTAGGTGCTGGTACAGGCGATAAAGAAGGTTCCCCAGTAGAAGGTAGAAGCCCTATTAGCAGTGGTTCTGGTAAGCCAAACACTGGTGCAAATGCTAAAAACTTAGCACAAAGCCACACAGAAGGCGGAACTGACAAAGGCACAAGCCCAGGTAAAGTAAACAACGGTATTACAAAAACTGCCGGCGAGAAGTTTGCCAGCGGCAACGGTAATGTTCCTGGCGGCAAAATGGGTGTTAAGAACCTATCCGCAGTCAAAGGTGGCCATGGTGCTGAGAAGAGGGGCGCAGGTCCAGGACCAGTAGGTTCAGGTACAGGCGACAAAGCTGGTCAAACCAGTATGGCTAAGATCCCTACGTTTCTTAAGAAACTATAATTAGAGAACCTGGATGAAACATTCATATCTAAGAGAACACCTAAGTTTTGATCAGTCCGGCATCGTAATGGAGTCGGACGACAAGGATGGCAAGAACCTTCATTTGAAGGGCATTGCCATTCAAGGTGGTATTCGCAACGCTAATCAACGTGTCTACCCTGTAGACGAAATTGAACGTGCTGTGAAAACACTTAATGATCAGATTCAAAATGGTTATTCTGTATTAGGTGAAGTTGATCACCCAGATGATCTTAAAGTAAATTTGGACCGTGTGTCCCATATGATAACAAATATGTGGATGGAGGGTCCTAACGGTTATGGCAAGTTTAAAATCTTGCCTACACCAATGGGTAACTTAATTCGAACTATGTTAGAAGCCGGTGTAAAACTCGGCGTTAGCTCACGAGGCAGCGGCAACGTTGACGACATGAGCGGCAAAGTATCTGACTTCGAAATTATCACAGTTGATATAGTTGCACAGCCAAGCGCACCTGGCGCTTATCCTACACCTGTTTATGAGCATTTGATGAACAGTCGTGGTGGATACAAAGCATTCCAGGTTGCAAAAGAAGTAAAAGAAGATCCAAAGGCCCAGAAATATTTGCAAGAATCTCTCTTGCAAATTATTAAAGGTCTAAAATAAGCCCGAGGAGAAATTAATGTTGGACGCATTCAAACAATTAGTAGAGTCAGGTGTTATGTCAGAAGAAGTAAAAACTGCTGTCGAAACCGCCTTCACTCAAAAGATTCAAGAAAATCGCGACCAAGTAACCGCAGAACTTCGTGAAGAGTTTGCACAAAAATACAGTCATGACAAAAGCGTGATGGTAGAAGCAATCGACAAGATGTTAAGCGATAGATTGGCCGCAGAAATGGCCGAATTGTATAGTGACAAAAAAGCACTAGCCGAAGCAAAAGCACAATACCAACAACGTATTGCTGGTGATGCTAAAAAGCTAGAAGGTTTTGTTATGAACCAATTAGGCAGAGAGTTAGTAGAATTCCAAGGTGACCGTAAAAAAGTTTCCGAGAATTTTGGTAAGTTAGAGCAATTTGTTGTACATGCTCTAGCAAAAGAAATCAGTGAATTTGCAAGTGACAAGAAGGACCTAGCTGAAACTAAAGTTAAGTTAGTTCGTGAAGCCAAGAGCAAGTTTGATGAAATCCGTCAAGCCTTTATTACACAAAGCGCAAAAGTAGTTGAAAACGTAGTCACTAACAAGTTGACATCTGAAATTCACCAGTTGAAAGAAGATATTGACAGTGCTCGTAACAACGACTTTGGTCGTAGATTGTATGAAGCGTTTGCACAAGAGTATGCAGGTTCCTTCCTAAATGAGAAGTCTGAGACAAGTAAATTGTTAAAGATCATCGCTAAGAAAGAGCAAGAGCTAGCAGAGTCTAAACAAGTTATTGCAGAAAAAGCAAACTTAGTCGAATCTACACAACGCGAAATTCGTGTTACCAAAGATTTGATGGAGCGCAAGAATGTAATGGCTGAGTTAGTAGCACCACTAAATGGTGAAAAGAGAGTCGTAATGCAAGAACTATTAGAGTCTGTACAAACAGGCAAACTACATTCCGCATTTGACAAATACCTACCCGCAGTAATGGAAGGTGCCAAGCCTATAGCTAAAAAAGCTATGTTAGCAGAAAGCACTGAAGTAACTGGTAATCGTGAAAGCAAGCCCGAGGTAGGCTTAGATAACATCTTAGACATCCGCAAATTAGCGGGTCTAAAATAATTAAATTCAAGGAGAAGACATAAAATGTCACAATTATTAAATGAAAGATGGTCAGAGACCAAAGAAGCTCTGCTTGAAGGCCTATCTGGTACACGTAAGTCATCTATGGCAGTTTGCCTAGAGAACACACGCCGTCACTTGGCTGAGAGCGCAACCGCTGGTGCTACAAGCGCCGGTAACATCGCAACACTTAACCGTGTTATTCTTCCAGTAATCCGTCGTGTTATGCCGACTGTTATTGCTAACGAAATCATCGGCGTTCAGCCAATGACTGGACCTGTTGCACAGATCCACACTCTACGTGTTCGTTATGCTGACGGTGTTGCATCTGGCGACACAGTTACAGCCGGTGAAGAGGCACTAAGCCCATTCAAGATCGCTCAAGCGTATTCTGGTAATAACGCTTCTAACGGTGGTGCTAATACCACAGCCGCTCTAGAAGGTACACCAGGTAAGCGTATGAGCATTCAGATCTTGAAGAGCCCAGTTGAAGCTAAGTCTCGTAAACTAAGCGCTCGCTGGACTTTTGAAGCTGCTCAAGATGCACAAGCCCAACAAGGTATTGACATCGAAGCAGAAATCATGGCTGCTCTA